TTGATGAACAATTCCACTATTTTAAAAAGTGGCCCGCCTAGAGAAAGTGCCACCTACATTGCCAAGGAAGTGATCAGCACATTTCGTGCGGGCAAATTTGAACAGGCGCTGGAGGGCAAATTGTTGTTGTTGCCAGCGTCGGCCAAGGATCAAATGGCTTCGGATCAAGCACGGCCAGGTGCAAAATCAGCACAACCAGCTGGTTGGCGGCCACCCGACAATGCCCTGGGCGAGACTTCCTCGGCCACTGTGATGAAACAAGCTCCTGAAGTACCGGATAATTTTGGTGGCGAAGGTGTAGACGATCAAGCAGTGCTTGATTCTTATGAAGCACAGTTGACCGAAAGCGAAGCTATTACCAGAGCCGAAGCCGAAGCAGCACCGGCCTTCAACAACGGTGAAATAAACTACGACGATGTGGATTTTGCCCCTCCCGCTGGTGCTGTGAACAACACCGTGGCTGCCACTGCCACTGCCGCCGGTGTCGCTGCCACAGCTGGTGCTGCAAATTTTACCCCGCCACCGGTATTGTCATCAATAGGTCAAGCCCTGGCGCCATTGACAGATAAATTCAATACCGTAGCAGGAAGAATACTGCCTGCGCAATGGATGCGCAAAGACTCAAAACCAGGATAAAAAATGTCAGATAATGATCAGCGCAGTCGTGGCCAACCCAAGGACTTCAAACTAAATCGCGGCGGCGCGGCAGCCGAATCCGGTCCGTTTGTGGGCACAGTGGTCAACAATGTTGACCCCACTCGTGCTGGCCGATTGCAGGTGTACATTGAAACATTTAGTGGTCCTGTGCCCAAGGGACAATCGGTACTGGACACCAACAAAAGTCTCTGGCGCACAGTGAGATATCTGTCGCCATTTTATGGATCTACGCCGCCGGTGACAGGCACCAAGGGTGCAGTCAACAGTCCTGGTAAATTTCTACAGAGCAATCCGCACAGCTATGGCATGTGGTTTACTCCTCCAGATCTTGGGGTACAGGTGCTGTGCTTTTTTGCTGCTGGTGATCCCAATCAAGGTTACTATTTGGGTTGCATACCTGAACCTGGCATCACACACATGATTCCTGCAGTGGGCGCCAGTGCCAAGTACAAAACTGACAATGCCACCCAGGCCAGTTTGTTTGATGGCGCCGATAGTTTGCCTGTGACTGAAATCAATCCCAACAACAAAGAAATATTCAACAATCCCAAGTTTTTTGATCAAACTAGACCAGTGCATGGTGTGGTAGCAGCGGCCATGTTTCAACAAGGCACCTTGAGCGACACGCAACGCGGACCCATTGGCAGCACCAGTCAGAGAGAAAGTCCCAGTGCTTGTTATGGATTCAGCACACCCGGCAAGCCCATATATCTCGGGGGACAAACACAAAAGAGCCTGAAAGCAGATCTCAAAAGTGGCAAAGTTCGACCACAGGATCTGCAAGTGATTGGCAGATTTGGCGGCCACAGTTTGGTCATGGACGACGGCGACATCTCGGGCAATGACTCCTTGGTACGCTTGAGAACAGCCACTGGTCATCAGATCACCATGAGTGATGACGGGAACTTTTTGTACATCATTCATGCCAACGGTCAAACCTGGTTGGAGTTTGGTCAAGAAGGCACAGTGGATGTGTATGCCACCAACTCGGTGAATGTGCGTACACAAGGCACCATCAATCTGCATGCCGACGAAGATGTCAACATCTTTGCCGGTGGTAAATTTTCAGTGCATGCTGGCAGCAACATCACCATGGAGTCCAAGGCAAGTGTGAATATTTCCAGTACGGACAGCATGACCCTGGCCTCCAAGGCCAAGCTGGGTATTCGTGCCGACGGCAGCCTGGCATTAGTCAGCACCTCGGGATCCTGGAATAGTGGGTCAGCCTTGAGCTTGGCCGCAGGGGGCATCGACCTCAACGGTGCTGCCACAGAATCAGTCACAGCACCCGATGCCTTGCAGTTGAACCTCATGCCCGAAGCTGTGTATGATTCTGCCATTGGCTGGTCTGTGGAAGCCACAGGACTACAAAGCACAGTGACTCGTGCACCCACTCACGAACCCTGGCCCTATCACAACACCGGAGTAGCAGTATCAGTAGCACTAGAACCTGGAAAACCTGCCACTCCTCCCAACACTCCGGATCTGCCGCCCGGAGTCACTATCACAGCTGGACCCACAGTAGCATAACATGGCCAAGTTTACATTTCTCTCAGTGACCGGGCAGTTGTTCTATGTGGATGCACCAGATGGTACCACTGTGGCACAGGCTCAGTTCATTGCTGATCAGCAGTTTGCAGCTGGTGCGCTGGCAGGCCTGCGACCAGGAGATGCTATCTCAGCTCCCGGTTACGATGTGGTGAAATTTGCTCTAAGTCGACTGGATCGCGGCACAGCCGGTGTAGGCGATACTCCTCTAGTGGCCATCAACAGTGGCGCCACCATCACTGCCCTGCCTCGATTGAATAATGTGCCTGTGCAAAATGCCATCACTGCCAGTGACTATGTGGCACAAACCACAGTGACACAATCTGTAGGTCCTCTTTCCCCGGCACAGGTTCAAGGTTTGTTGGCTGCAGCAGCTCGTGCAGCTGATCAAGCCGCCGATGTCATGACCGAACAAGGCATTGGCAAATACAAGCTCACTGCACCGCAACTGGAGGAAATGGGATACCTCAAGCCTGGCACCAGCTGCAGATATCTTGATCTCTGCAACGATGACGCCTATCAACCACCTGTGAGAGGAACCTGACCATGGCCAGTTTGTTTGAAAGTGTGATGAAGAGCACCAATGTGTGGACCGGCAAGGACGGGGTCAAGGGTGTGCAAGATATCCTGGGCAACAGTCAACTACAGGACAAGATTCAGGGAGACTTGATCAAAGCCAATTACAACAAGCTGGTGGATTCAGGTGCTATTCAACAAGGCGCTGAACCTGTGAAAAGTTTGTTGGGCAAGGTGATGTCTGACACCGGATTCAGCAAAGTCACCAGCAATCCCTTGGGTTCCTTGGACGGACTCAAAGATTCCCTGTCAGGCAATGGAAAATCATTGGGAGACACCTTGGGTGGTATCAAAAGTTCACTGGGCGGATCCTTGGGCAGTTTCAAATCGGCCTTGAGTGGTGCCGGAGTCGATGTGGCCACTGGTCGTGTGGCCGCCATAGATGCACAAGCTCCGGCAATCACAGCCAAGATTGATGGTATCATTGGTGGACTGGATGTGGAAAACAAAATTTCCGGAATCAAAGGCTCATTGGGCAGCACCTTGGGTGGACTGAAATCATCTGGAGAGTCCATGGCCTCGGGGTTTGGGTCTTCACTCACAGCCGCTGGAGTCGATATCAAAACCGGCCAAGTGCCTGCCATTGATGCAGCATTTGCATCAGGTGGTGCGTCAGGGGGTTTGGGCGCCCTGGCCAACTTGACAGGAATCAAAGGCGGAGTACCGGCATCGTTTGCCAGCAAGATAGATGCCATCAAAGCCGAAGTTGAAAGTGATACTGGCGAACCCAAAAAAATCAATCAGTTCAAGCTGGCCAAACTGTTGGATGCCCCGTTGTTGCCACAACTGGGACCTGATGCCACTCTTGGTGATGTCAAAAACATGGTGACTGGTAAACTCGACAGTCTCAAGTCCAGTGGCTTATCGGCAGCAGGTCAATTTGGATCTTCACTCTCGGCAGCTGGTGTTGATATCAAAACTGGGTCAATTCCCTCGGTTGATGCTGCATTTGCTTCGGGAGGCATATCCGGAGCAGCATCGAGCCTGGGAAAAGTTGTAGGATCAGTTTCCTCCAGCGGCACAGCCAAGCTGGGCGGCCTCTTGGAAAATGCCAGCAAATTTGGTGCTGGTCCTGCCACAGACTGGGCCAAGGGTGCATTGCCCTCGGGCAATCTGGCTGCCAGCATGAACAGCTTGGCCAAACAAGGTGAGTTTGCTGTGAATTTCCCCGAAATGAAATTGCCCTCTGCTGTGACCGGTCCTGCGCCTCTGGGTGCGTTTGGGGGCACTGTGGACCGATCAACCCTGGATTCGGCCATGAGCAAGATTGTGGGCAGTGGCAAAATTGGCCTGCCTGCATTTGGCGGAGGTGGCATTGAACAATCCGTGGCCGGATTTGAACAATCTTTGGCCAGCAACACCAAAGATGAAGATCTCACTTACACCGGGGATGACAACACAGTATGGGATCGTGTGAATCGTGAACGACTGCGTCGTGGCTTGCCCAGCTTGACCGAGTTGGGCTACCCCCGTCCACCTGACCTTCCACCGCGCCCGCCTGATTATAATTAAATACACATTATGACCACATTCATCGGATTCAATACCATAGATCAACCCAAAAAGTTCACGCTCACTGACTTTGAGCTGATCAAGCGTGACCTACTAAATGCCTTCAACATCATACCTGGACAGCTGGTGGGCAGACCCAGCTATGGCTGTGCGCTGTGGAGCTTTTTGTTTGAGAATCAAGTGCAAGCCACAGAAACTGCTATGCTGGCTGAAATACAGCGTGTGATAGCCGGTGATCCGCGCTTGTATCTCAGTGATGTACAACTGTTTCCCCAGGAAAACGGTATCCTGATACAGCTGGCCTTGAGTGTGGTGCCCAGTACTGATGCCGAACGACTCAACATATTTTTCAACCAAGAAACACGCCGAGCTTCATTCGTATAACTACGCCGTTTATTTCCGCCATAAATAATTCAACACGGAATACACATGGCAAAAACCACTAGACAAACTGCAATCTTTGGGGTAGAGGATTGGAAAAGAATCTATCAAACCTACAGAGAAGCTGATTTTCAAAGCTATGATTTTGAAACTCTGCGCAAGAGTTTTGTGGACTACTTGCGCCTGTACTATCCCGAAACCTTCAACGACTACATTGAGTCATCTGAATTCATTGCGCTGTTGGATGTGATGGCGTTCATGGGCCAGGCCTTGGCCTTTCGTACCGATCTCAACACACGCGAAAATTACCTAGACACAGCCGAACGCCGAGACTCAGTGATCAAGTTGGCCAACTTGGTCAGCTACACACCCAAGCGCAACACCGCAGCTTCGGGCTATCTCAAGGTGTTTTCAGTGCAGACCACAGAAAATGTGTTTGACTACAACGGCATCAACCTGGCCAACATCACAGTGAACTGGGCTGATCCCACCAACTTTGACTGGCAAGAGCAGTTTTCTGTGATTCTCAATTCTGCTCTAGTCAACACACAGCGTATTGGTCGTCCCGGCAACAGAACCACTATTCAAGGTGTGAGGACTGATGAGTATACCATAAATTTGGTGTCGGGTTACTTGCCGGTGATACCCTACAGTGCCACCATCAATGGCGTCAACATGCCATTTGAAGCTGTGAATGCTACCATTTCGGGCCGTGACTATGTTTACGAACCCGCACCCCGTCCCAATGGCGAATTCAATGTGTTGTTCCGCAACGATCAACTGGGTTTTGCCAGTGCCAACACTGGTTACTTCTTTTACTTCAAGCAAGGTGTGCTGCAGAATCAAGACTTCAACCTGGCTGAAAGAATTTCAAATCGTTCAGTCAACATCAATATTGAAGGCATCAACAACCAAGATCGTTGGTTATACCAATTAGACAATGTGGGAAACATTGCCAGCGAGTGGGAGTTTGTGGAAAGTGTTTACACAGCGGCAGTGGAACAGCTGAGTCCTAACCTGCGCAAGTTATTTTCAGTGACCAGTCGTACCAACGATCAAATTTCCATGAACTTTGGTGATGGTGTGTTTTCTGAAATTCCAGTGGGATTTTTCCGAGCCTATGTTCGTGCCAGCAACGGCTTGCAGTACATTATCAATCCTGAAGAAATGCAGAGCGTGGTGCTGCCCGTCAGTTACATAAGTCGTAACGGACAGCTAGAAACGCTGACATTTACTTGCGGTATCACTGAACCGGTCAGCAATGCTTTGCCCAGAGAAACTCTGGATGCTATCAAGCAACGAGCTCCTGCACGCTACTACACACAGAATCGCATGGTCAATGGCGAAGACTACAACAACTTCCCGTTCACAGCTTACAATTCCATTATCAAGAGCAAGGCCTTGAATCGTGCGTCTATTGGCACCAGTCGTTATCTTGATCTTGTGGACAACACTGGCAAATATTCCAGTACCAACACATTCAGCAGCGACGGTGCTCTCTATGAACAAACAGTGTTGCCAACATTTTTGTTTTCTTGGCTCACTATCAATGACATTGGTAATGTGATTGTGAATCAAGCACAACCATTGTTGTCACAAGCGTCTGCACAGCAGTTTTACTACGCAAACTATCCTCGTCCACCACTCACAGCGCAGAGCATGACCTGGCATCTCAGCACCACCTTGGCCAATGAAACCACGGGATATTTTCAAGGCAGCACCGGTTATGCAATTGCAGTGGGCGCTTTTTCTTCTACCAATGCCAGATACATTACTGTGGGATCCTTGATCAAGTTTGAACCTCCTGCTGGTTATTTCTTTGATGTTAACAACCGATTGCAAGCCGGCGTGCCCACTCGGGCTGATGAAAAATTAATAGTCTGGGCCTGCCCCCAGGCCATTTACATTGATGGTACCAATCAAGGTCGCGGTAACTTTGATAATGGCACTGGTCCCATTACACTTAACAATTACATTCCCATGGGTGCTGTGTGTACCCAAGTGATTCCAGTGTTTGTGACTGAATTCCCTACGGATTTGAGACAGAGTATGGCAGCACAGATCAATCTCTACAGAAACTTTGGTCTGGGTTACAACAATCTCACAGCCACTTGGTACTTGATTACTGCCACCAACTTGGCAGTAAATGCACCGTTTGATTTGACCAACGCTCAAAGCACCACAGGCACTGGTCAAGATGCCAGTTGGTTCTTTCAGTTCATCACCGACGGAGTCAACTACACTGTGACCAGTCGTGGACTCAACTATTATTTTGGTAGTGTGTTGCAAACAAGATTTTTCTTCTACGGTGATCAGCAGATTTTTGACAGTCGTACTGGCACCACCATTCGAGACTTTGTGCGAGTGCTCAAGGTCAACAGCCAGCCCGACAGCAACAGACCCTTGAGCAGTGATGTCACACTGAGAATCATTGACCAACCCATACAGCCCGATGG